CTAATAACTCATTAGTGACTGCGTTCCAATCATTACTTATAACCCCATTCCAAAAATTAGGAGTCTTATGCTTCATATTTCCATACTGAAAGCCTACCGAAGTAATAACTGTTTGTTGATTTGATGTTAATGCACTCCAAGACTTACCACTATCCTTCTCATAATCACTTTTAATCTTATTAGCGTGATACTTTTGAATAGACTCATCTAGTATTTTAACATCTACTGCTGATAACACCAATGGGTTGTCTTTTATATACTTCTTGGCTTCATCACCTTTAAGACCAAAATAAGGCTCTAATACCTCTATTATATCTAAAGGGACTTCAAGAGTCTCTAAGAACTCAGCGTTTTTCATCTTTAAATCTACACCAGTACCTATAGTTACCCCTGAGTTATCACTGGGTACATATGCTGTATCTACAGCTTTTCCCTCTAATTCACTTATAAAATTCCAATCTACTTTATCCATTATTTGTTTCTCTTTCGTATGTCCTATCGTTGTCCCTAGAAGTATCGCAGTTACAAGACCCACAGCAATCATCTTGATGAGTCGCTTTGTCGCAGTGGCACTCGTGTCCACAATTTTCACATTTCTCCATAATTCTATATTCATAAGAAGAGTGAGTAAGTAAACAGCTATAGTAATAGCTTTAACCTTTGTCTTCCCTAATACGGGTACTTAAATGAACCTATCCCGTCTAGGTTGTCTACCTACTGTGTGCTCCATAAACCTTTCTAAGTCTTTATTGATTAGTTCGTCTTTATGTTGTTTATAAGATAAAGTTTGGTCTCTGTCCATTCTTTCAACCCAGTAATTAGCCGCAATAGCTAATGCGTCAATTTGGTCATCGTGTCTTAACGCACCTTTATCTCTAGTTATTCTAGTCATTTGCCTAAACAGTTGATGATTAGGTTCTAACTTGAAATCTTCTTTAATCGTATTCTCGTCTACCACTAGCCTATGAGTATTCATAATAGGCTCTAAGGTATCTATAATTCTTTTCTCTTTTTGTATGTTATGCCTTACCTCTTCAATTTGGCAAGGGTGTATTCTAGCCATAACAGGCTTTAATAACGCTGTAGCCATACCATCACCAAAGTTAGATTCAATAACCACGTTATTCACTTTGTTACGTTTAGCTATAGCTGAAAGCTCTTCTAAGGTAGCATCTGAGTAACCACCATCTAAAGCTCCTATATCGGTCAAATAAAGCACTCCGTGAAGCATTTTAAGCACCGCATACGCTGTTTTGTCTTCTCCCCGACCCGCAGGGTCTATAGACATAGCTACCCCTTCAAAGTCTGCGTATTCGTCAGATATGTGTAAAGGAGCAACGTAATAATCACCTTTTAATCCTACATTAGGTATATCAGGGTCTATCCCTTTAATCTGTTGTGTACCTGAAGCCCACTGAATTTGAGCAGGAGCTTTATTCCAAGTAGTACAACCTGAAGCTACAATCAAATCATTGAGCTTTAAGGGATACCTATTAGCGTCAGACATTGTAGTGTCTAACATAAACTGTAAGTTAAATCCTGAACGTCCATATGAAGACAAACGCTCTAACAAATCTATACCATCAAATCTTTCAGGGTCAGTAGGTTCACCTTCTTTATCAGTAACATTAGAAATAATAGAAGATAACTTATTACCATAACCGATAGTTTGTTCTTTAGTTGGATATAACGCTGTCCATATTTTTGTCTTATAACCTCTTTCCTCTAATGTGTTATATAAACTCATTTCAGTTTGAGGTGTTCCTAAGAATATGATACGACCCACATCGGGTTTAATAATCGCATCAAATTCTTTCACAGTTTCACTTAATCTGTCTCTCATTAATTGTGTCTGTGAGTTATTTGCTGATTCTACGTCATCGGCAATAATTAAATCTGCACGAGAACCTGTAAGTTGCCCTGTAATACCCATAGATTTCACACTAGGTGCGTGAGATGCTATAGCAGGAGCTACATCAAAACTAATCTTAGAATGTCTTTGGTCATCTCTAGGAATTAAATGTTGTAATATTGGCATTTCATTGATTAGTCTTTGAGTAAAGGTACTAAAGTCATCAGCTCTGTTTTTAGAAGCTGAAACTACCAATATATTCCTTTGAGGATTTAGTAAAAGTTGATGACAGACAAATGCTGATGTAATCCAAGATTTACCAACGCCTCTGAAGGCTTCTATAACTAATCTACGTTCTTTTGACTGTAGATAGTCTGCTATATCATATTGTATGGGAGTTGGGTTAGGTAGGTTAAGAAACTTCCAACATAAATACAAAAAATTCTTAAAATTTTTTAAGCGATTATCCATTTGTGTCAAAAGGTACTTTCTCAAGAATATTATCAGGTTTTGCACCTAATTTTTCAGAGCTATAAGTTTTACAAACTTCTAAACATACTTTCATTTCTGAAGCTGTTAGCTCTTGTCCTGATTTTAATTTTTGGTATGCGTGTTTAACTAATAATTCAGGTAATTCTTCTATAATTTTTTCTATCCTAACGTCCTTGCCCTCTGTATTTTTTTCTTGTGACGCTTTTGTTTGGAGACTTTGCGTGTCTTCCTTTTCTTTTTTTGGGCTTGTCTCTAACATAATTATTCTCTCCCCACTTTGGTGCTTTTGCCATTATTTCTTCTCTCGGTGTTTGTAATATCTATGATATACTTCCTTTTTGTAAGCCCACATATTTATTCTTGTTGTAATTCGGTGTATAAATCTTATTATGCTCATAATCATAAGAAGACTCCTTTTTTGTAAGTTTGTTTACAGTACAATAAGTAACAAAATAAAAAAAGAAAAATGCGTAAATTAAAGGTTTTAATTTTTGCATATATTAAGCATTTTGCTCAAATACTGACGGCTTTCCTTCCTCTACTGGTTTCATTTCCTTATCCCATTGGTCTTTTGATACACAGCTATAAAACATTCTAACTTGCATCGCTTTAAACTCTTGAACACCTACAGTGTCCATATAAGTTTCAGCAATTTCTGCAATAGCGTAATATCCTTTTTTATAACAATCATTTTCATTTGTAAACACCCATTTTTCATTCGTCATTGGGGGTAGACAACCTAAATTAGAGCAGAAAGTAATTACGAGTAAAATCTTACTCATAACTATATCCACTATCTACTTTCTTCTTCTTTTTAAGCAACTTAAATATATCTTCGTGTTGCTTCATAATTTTTTTGTCTTTTTTAAGAGATTTCTTTAATTCTTTTTTAATTTCTTCAACATCTTTTAATAAATTCTCTATATCAAGTTTCATACGAACCTGATTTTCAACTACTTCAGTTTTACTATCTTCAGCATATTTTTCATAAAGTATATTAACTTTACTATCAATTTTACTAACATACCACACTAATCCCACAGCTTGTAGTATAACTGCAAAAATTAAAGCGGCATTAAATTTCATTCCATTCATATTATTCTAATATTAAAGAAGTAATCTTCTTCTCTCCCATATAAACTTCTACGTTTGCTTTAGACTTAATACATTTATATACAACTCTATCAGCAGATGATTTATCCTTCATCGCATAACGCTTAGCCTTTAAACATTGACTTAATGAATCTTGAATACGATGTTCAATAATCTTGTGGTCTGAGATTAATAATAGTGCAAAAACTATCTCTACCATTTAATGTGCTCCATTCTTTCTTATTAATTTTTCTACATCTATTTGTAGTTTTGAAACTTGTTCTTTTAAGAAATCAATATTAACTTTATTGTTTCTCATATCTTTTAATTCTTGTTCCATAGACTCAATTAAACCACTCATATGTTCCACGAGCATAAAAAGCTCCGCTTCCCCACTTGACTGCCCTAATTCTCCACGAGGGTATTTGATTCTAAATTCTGTATTTTGATTTAAGTCTTTTTCCATTAACTCTAAAGTCGTACTATGTTTGTTTAGAGTTTCTTGTATACCAAAAAATGCGTACACCCCAACAGCTACGGCTGAGATTATTCCTATTAAATTACGCATAGGCATACTTATAGCAGTTTTATCTGATACATCTATTCTATCTTTTTTCATATTATTGTGTCATAAGTAAAGTCTTAATAGTAATGACTAATTGAGTAAATATTAATATACCAACTGTCCATAAAACTCTATTAATTCCAGCCACTTTTTTTTCTAAGTGTACTAAATGATTATCTTTAATAGTGTCTACAGATTGTTTAATAAGGTTAATATCGCCTCGTACTCTTTCAACTTCTAAGTTTAATTCATTAATGTCTTTCATCTTTACAATTCTTTTTCCCCCATTTCCAAGATTGGCTTATTGATTTTTTCATTTGAAATTTATCTCTATCTTCATTATCTTTATTTACTGATTCTGTATCTGTTGTGCTTATATTTACTGTTGTTTTATCAGGGCAAACATTTTGACAGCCAGTTAAAAGTAAAAAGGCAACCATACAAATAATTACTATAGTGCTACCTAAGTATACGTTCCAAAAGTTACTTAAACTTTTTACCCGATAATAGATTCGTGACAGAAATTCCATAGTTACCCCCGACTACTATAAAGATTAAGTATAAATATACTTCAGGTATCTCTTTTAGTAAGTCAAAATAATCTCTAGTTTTGGATAACATCGCAGGGTCTCCCCAAAATGTTCCATACGCTAGAATTCCTAAAGGTGCTAAAATAAAAGCACCGAGAACTAAGTCAAGTATTAATGAGCCATTTCTTTTAGCTCTTTCATTACCTGTTCTAATTTCTTCTAAAGCTACTTTATGTTTTTGGTCAGATATAGCTCTTCTACGAGACATATATCCGCCTACAAGTTTTCCACCTATATTTAAAAGTGTTCCGATTGGTAGCATTTTTATTTTCTCCCTTTTATTTTAATTAAAATCTTCCAACACCACTATTATAAACATAAGCTAATTGGTCATCTGTTAATTCAGCACTAAACACTCTCCAACCACCAGTGTTTCCTTCAAAACCATAACTATTAGCACCTTGGTCGGGGTCATAACACATAAAACCTGATTTCATAGTGTTAGAACCTGCACTGGCACTACTTCCTGTGTGAGTATGTAAAGTATTAGCGGCGTAATCATCAACTGTAAATTTAATAGTTTGAGTAGAAGTTGATTTTCCTACACTAAATCTAAAAGCTGAAAAATGCCAGTTTGCATTTGACCAACTTGAATTTCCAGTTAGTGTTCTAACGTTTACTGCTCCACCACTATTTCTATAATCAAATTCATAATTCATATCACTTTGTCCATATTGACTATAAAAATCTCCTGCACCTTTATACATATCAAAAGGTCTAGGATAACTATTTGAATGAACTAATTTTGACCACCAACAAATTGTTAGACCACCACTTGATGGCATATTATCTGTTATGTTAGACCAATCTCCACCTTGGTCACCATTAGCGAGTTGTGCAATTTTAGTTCCACCCCAAGTGCTGTTTGTATTTGATGTAGTTGCTGTTGCCGCAGTAAGGTCATTTGAACCTGCAAGTTGAGAAATAATAGTTCCACTTTGAGTTTCAGAGTTCCAAACTTCTGTAATTCCTGCTAAAGGATTATTTGTTGTTATATAAGTAAATGCTCTATCGGCAGTTTTTCCATTTGCTGTTGCTCTTATTGTAAAACTATTTGTTGTATCTGAAGTAACATCTGTAGGGTCTCCTGAAATAACACCAGTAGAACTATTTAAAGATAATCCTGCTAAAGAACCTGATTGTAAAGAGTAAGTTATTGTATCAGTATCAGCGTCAGAAGCGACTACTGTAAAATGATTTCCTGTAGCATCTTCTGCAATACTGCCTAAACTTCCTGCTGAAGTAGTCCAAGTTGGAGC